TCTTTAATGTCATCCAGAGATTTGATTGCTTGCTTTGTTAACTTTTCGATTACGTTCAAGATTAACACATTACGTGTAACTTTAGATTTTTTACCTAACCAGTTAATTACATACTTTAGGATGTTTTGGTCACTATCTTGAAGCAATGAACGAGATAACGGTAAAATCCCCGCTCTATCCTTCACAGCATATTGTACATTTGAGAATTTCGGATTATCAGTTTCTGGAATTTCGCCCATTTCAGTGATTTCAACAAACGGAATCATTTCTGAATTTTTCTCTAATACTCTTGATCCTGAACGTGTACGCACTGGCTCAACAGTTACATATTGCTCAAGTGCATCAAAAGAACGAGATAATTCATTGATTTTTGTTTGAATATCTTGAGGAATAACAAGCCCTCCATCTTCCCCAGTTAACCCAGACATTGCGCGTTTTTCTAAATCATTCTCAAGAAATTCACGTTCTTCACCATTTAATGTTTTATTACGCAATGCTTTCATAAATACATCACGGTATTCCATTTCACCATCTACATTGCGTGTTTCAACTTCTCGTCCGTTATTTCGTTCTTCCGTTTCTGCTTCATCTAATGAACGTTGTAAATCAACCTTTTTCTGAAGTGATCGTACTTCTTCCATCATTCGTTCAGCCTCTGCCACTTTATCTTCTCCCATGAGAGAACGTACCTCTTCTTTTTTTCCTTCTAATTTAGCTAATAATTCACGTAATTCTTTTGACATGCAAATCACTCCTTAAATTTATCAATAAAAAAAGAGCCTTATATAAGCTCCAATTCGATTTGTAATTTTCTTTTTCTAAACTCATCAGCTACTCGCTTTTCTCCAGCTTTAAACTCATCTAACGAACGTACACTTACTTCATTTGTGGGATATGCAGGGAATGCAACCGGCGATATTTCATATAGTTCGGCATTCAAAATCGAACGTTTATAAACCTTTCCATTTTCACGTTCCTCCGATGACCATTTATCTTTTGTAACCTTCATTCCAAAAGAAACTCCATCAACATCTCCGCGCTTAATTAATTCCCATGCATCATTCCCGACAGTTGTATTCGGAATATCTAATTCAAACCGCAACTCTTTCTTATCATTTTCGATTCGTAATGTTTTACTTTTAGTATTTCCTAATACTTGAGAAGTGTCGTGGGACCATAAACCTACAACATCGCGAACTTTTAAACTTTCATCAAAAGCTCCCTCAGCAATCTCTTCTACGAAAGTATCTCCCCACCAGTCACGCATTTCGGCACTTTCATTGTTATATTTTATCGATCCAGAAATTGTTCGTTTTCCTTCGTCCTCATTAACTTCACGGACTTCAATGGTCATTGGTAAAGCTCTAATTTCCTTCATTTCCTTCTTTGCTGACTTCTCCATTAGTATCACCTCCCTTCAAATATGCCTGTCCAGCCATATCAATCGGCAACATATTTCCATTAACAAGTAAACGATCTCCACCAACTTCTGGTGGTAAATCTTCCTTGCTTCTAGCTTCGTTAGGTTTAAGGAAACCACCTTGAATACCTGTCCTGTAAGCTTCATATCTCGTTTTGATATCCGCTCTTAAAATAGCATCTACATTGAATTTCGAATAAAACCCTTTATCCAACTCGCTGTCTAAAAATAACTTATACGTCATTTCTTGCTCATACATCGTTAAAGTAGCTTGCAATGTATCGGTATAAAATTGTTGTTGCTGCTGCTCAATATTATTTAAAGTCGCTTTACTCAAATCGTTTAATTGATGCATTTTAATGCCGAATGCAGTGGCGATTTGCCTAATAGTAAGCTCGGTATTTTCAAGAAATTGAGCATCTGACATATTTAATGAAATAGGCTGAAATTGATATCCTACTGGCATTAATGCAATACGATGACTATTTTGAAGACCGCTAGACATTGATTCAAAATTTTCTCGGAAAATCTTCTTCGCATCATCATTTAAATCACCGACATATTGGACTAATCCCTTTACCTGTAACCCTTGTTTGTAAAAGTTATTTATGAATTTATCAGCTGAAGCTGAATTTTCTAATGTGGACTTTAAATATTCCATTGTAGGGATACCAACAAGACCATCAAGAGTTATTCCGTTTTTAAAGTGCAGAATCTCTTCTGGTTTTAACACTCTTTGTTGTCCATTCGTATTTACCACATACCACATTTTAGTTTTGGAATTTAATAAACCAACGTCATCAATNTACACTGTCACTTTAGAGGCATCTATTGGCCATAGCGCTTGCNCTTTCCCTTTTCTATCAAATTCTATGTTAGCGTAGCTATTGCCATATAAATTTTTTTGANCTTCTAATGCCNCAAAAAAGTTCATNCTAGACATGTATGGATTAGGCCTTAGTCTCAATAAATTATTGAGATAATGCTTAGTCCCGCGTTGAATTCCGTATTCATCTTCCTGATATATTTTCAAGGGTAACTTTGATACAGATTCAGATAGTATTTTGATACATGCAAAGACTGTAGCGACTTTTAAAGCATTTTTTCCTTTAACGCTAATATCACTTGGAGAAATCCCTAACCATTCTAATAATTTTTCATCATCTTTATTTAACTCTATTACCTGCGATGATTGACGTTTTTCAAAATTAAAGAACTTTTTAACTGAATCCACTATTTTCACATGTTCACCCCCTCCCTAGTTCCATAACTTGCCTAGAAAGTCTTTATTCGCAAATTCAGATACATCAAACCTGACACCTGCTCCATACATAGCCCTAGCAAACGCATTTAATACCGCTGCTGCTGGATCAATACGATTTTTACTTATTTTTTTCGAAATCATAATGTTTTCCTGATCATCCATTTTAATAACAGCATTATTAAGCGCCCAAAAAAGGACTGGATCTCCATTATGTTTAACTTTCTTTTCATATACTTTTTCTCGAAAAGTTTTAGTTGGAATGGATAAATTAGCTATCCTTTGAGGGATTTCCACGCAAACAAACCCTTTATTCTCTAAATTTTGCGCTAGATGCAATGCATTCCATTTATCATAATCAAACTCTTGAATTTCTTTGTCTTTAGAAAANTTTTCTATCCAAGATTCAACAATTGTATAATCAACCATTTCACCAGGTGTTAAAGTCAAATATCCTTGTTCAGCCCATAAGTCATAACGCACTTTATCTGTAGCCATCTTTTCTTTCAAACGCGCTTCAGGCATAAAAGAATGTTGTCCAACTATAAAATTACCTTCATCATCCATTCCAACCCAACCAACACTTGTTAAATCCGTTGTCATTGATAAGTCGCAACCTATCCAAAGAGTTGCACCTGAAAAATCAAGGTTATCTACTTCGCATTTTTGCCATTTTGACATATCCATGTATCCGTTGTCCTTTTTATCGACCCAAATATTCATGTTTTTTGTTAAAAAGGCCCTCATCTTTTCAGGTCTATCAAGAGCAACCTTCAAATCTGAACGTATACCTTCCAAACCTTCTTCATATGTTGCTACGATTGGGTTTGCTTTTATCCAATTCGACTCATCTTTGATATCATCATTCTTTTCCAATTCGCAGATCATAACGAAATAATCATCGTTTTCTACACTTTTTGACGGGTCTAAGATATCACTGACATACTCATACTCTCTATAACAAGGCCTTGATAAGTCGAAACCAGCTGTTGTTATGATAAACATTAACGGCTCTTTCCTTGCCACCATACCAGACGATAAAACATCGTAAATTTCATCAGTTTCATGTGCATGATATTCATCGACAATTCCAAGAGACGGGTTTTTACCATCACCAGTTTTTCTAGCTTCTTTTGAAAGTGGAACGACAACTGAGCCATTTTTAAATATTTCAATAGTACTGTAAGCTTCTTTCCATTTCCCTTCTAACAATTCGCTAGAACTAATCCCTGTTTTTACAGCCTCATAAACTTCAGATGATTGGTCCCTTGTCCATCCAGCGATATAAGCACGTTGTTTTTCTTCTCCAATAAATGTACAAAAAGCTGCTACAATAGCAAGAAACTGAGATTTAGCATTTTTACGCGCTAATTGAATAAAAACTTTTCTAAATCGCCTTGCTCCATTTATTTTCTTTTTGAATCCGAAAATATTAGCCGCTAAAAACAATTGAAAATCAGTTAATTCTACGGATTCACCTGCCAAAATCCCTTCAACGTGCTTAAATTCCTTTGCAAACCAGTAAAAATCCTCTGCTATCTCTCCATCAAAATAAAAAGGACTGTCTTCACTTTGACACTCCTCATAATCCCTTATAAATCGTTCGATGGCCCAACGATGTTTTTTACAAGCATTTATTTTGCCGCTTAAAATATCTTCGCAATATGCAAAAACCCGTTCCATTATCCAGTTCATATACGATCACCAAAACGCTTTTGCGCTTCACTTTGCTTTTGTTGTGAAGTATCTGCTTCTGGAATAACTAATTTTAAGCGGGATGTAATGGTCAAACCTAAATCACTAGCTGAAGAACGACATTCATTAAATAAAAGATTCTTGCTTCTTTGCATTTGAGAATACAATTTAAAATCATCCGAAGGCTTTGTTTTTCTTAGCAGACGAACCATTTTTATATACTGGTCTTTAGAATCAACATACCTTGCTAAACTGTCCACATCTAAGTTGCTGAAAATTTTCAATCTGACTAATTCAGCAGCTAAATCATCAAATTCCCTTTTTTGTGCCGCGGTCAAATAAGATGGAGCTTCAATTTTATCAGTATGCCCCCGCAATGCTTCTTCTTGTTTTTCTCTTCTGTTTTTCTCACTTTTTGTAATGTGATTTGATCTACCTTTTCCCTGTATAACAGAAAGTGGTTGTTTATTTCTTCCAGCCATGATTACACCCCCTTAAAAAAATATGCAAAAACGGATTTTTCTGCGAAGTTGAGGGGGCGGCGGTACGGGAAGACCGTCCTGAATGTTTTTCGACCCACCCCTACCCGTATTTCTTTTTGTCTTCTGCTGTTTTTCTGTTGTGACA